GTTACTCGGAGATGGTTGCAGAAATATTTTGATGATGTTAAATTCACTGATCTGCGTACTGTTGATAAGAACAATGCTATTGATAGGGCATTGTTTCTGAGTTTCGTGCCTACTCGTGATTTTCAACAAGCCCGGATTGCTATGGCAACCAAACAATGGCAAGCGCGCGTGGCCGCGAGTGGAAGTTTCAAAGGATTTTGGACCACTGTTTTCGGTGTCGGGATTGTGGAACCCGGCATCGATAACCTTTGCTAGGGGTGCCCAAGTGAGGCCAGTGGTCATCCATGTTTGCCCGGTAAAACGAACTACAGTGAAACTGTTGAAATGGACGGAAAGGAGTGGACCTTTAAGTCGTGGGGTAGTTCACGACCTAGGGTCCACACTGTAAAATCCATTAAAGAGGCTGTAGGTTTGGGGTTGGATGGCTGTTTGTACTGGCGGAGTAGCTTGGGTACTCCTAAGGAACGACGCTACGTAAAAGTGGCTGGTGTCGCTCCTGAAATTGAAATTTTGCCATTTACTGAAAGCCTCGAATGTATCAAGCGAGCCGTTGAGGAAAGAGTGTTCCAGGTAAAGGGAAGTGACGGGCTTATCACTCCTCCCCGTCCATTACCTGGCGTGTTTGCTGACACTCTTCTTCCAGCAAGGAAAATCCTGTTACCCCTTCTTCCTCAGACCGCCCCTGTCAGTCACAGTCAATTTGTGAACAGTTACAGTGGCCGCAAGAAGAGGAGGTATCAAGAAGCTCTGGACAAAATAAGAAATGGTCGGTTTTGTCCAGAGTCCTCTGCTGAGGTTTCAGTGTTTGTGAAATTCGAGAAGACTGACCGCACCTCTAAGAGTGACCCTGTCCCCAGAGTCATCTCTCCACGTGATCCACAATTCAATTTGAGGGTTGGTCGGTACCTTAAGCATTTAGAAAAACCATTGTTTAAGGCAGTCGACAGAATGTTTGGTGAAACCACGATAATGAAGGGAATGAATAGTGAGCAGGCTGCTGGGGTGTTGCGAAGCAAGTGGGATAGTTTTGTCCACCCAGTAGCCGTTGGGCTTGATGCTAGCCGGTTT